GAGAATCGTCAACAGTACCGGATCAAAGACGTTAACAACACTCCGGAAATAAACTAAACGCAAACGATGACGTTTATCAACTAGCTGCATAAGCTAGCGGGGAGAGCCTTTCGCCTTGTTACCCAAAGGAGAGGCACTTAGTAAGCATACTGAGGTTTTGGCTAGTACCATGTAATCAGTGTCCTTAGTATGTTTTCTAAGTATTATAACGAAAAAGATTTGACACAGAATGCGTAACCTTGTATAATATACGCATATTACGGAGAAATGAATGACAAATTCACAGTTTGATTTATTTATCATGCACAGCGGCATGATGCAAGAAGGACTAAAATCAGAAGAGGCACTTGCTTTTATCTTGAAGACAAAATTATCAACGGCTAAAGATATTGCTTGGTTGGTCGAGCATCGAGCAATGAGCGCAGCCGCAGCAAAAGTAGTAAAGGAGGCAGCAAATGGCTAAACGATTAGCTCAGGTGCAACACGAGCCAGGACCCCCTAAAAAGTCTAGCTCTAGTGGTAAACCTAACATGGTAAAGTTTTCTTCTATGAACAAACATAAGAAGCGTTCATACAAGAAATACCGAGGGCAAGGACGGTAGAGTTTTAGGTGGGTGGTGTAATGATAACACGTCGATCTCCAAAATCGAAATTTGCAGTTTAATTCTGTGCCCACCTGTCAAAAAATAGTTCTTGACGAACATGTTATATTTCGATATAATATACGCTCAATTCAAGGGAAGCCAGGGACTCTGCGAGGGGTACCACTCATACGAGATAAGGCAGTAAAGATGCAGTGAAGGCCGCTCCTATCTGCAGCCCTTCCTACCCACGAAGGATGGACGTGGGGGTTTGCTCTACCGAAGAGCCGTTGCTTTGCTATTAAGATATCGTCAATTGCGTAATATAGCTCCTGGACCTCGGGTTATGAGTCACAGCTCGCTAGCACACCCCAACTAAGCGAGTGGGAGAGGTTATAACCTAGTGTCACCTCTGCTAAGTGGAAAGACGGAGGCAGCCACTTACCCTTGTTAGTGTAGAAAATCCTCAGATGAGAAATTGTCTGGGGATTTTTTTATGCGTGTTCAAAAAAATTTCTTGACAAAATTTCTGATGTCCAGTATAATAGAAGGTTCATAAGGAGAGATTCTATGGCACAAATAATTCAATTTCCGGAACGAAAAGAGAAAGTACAATTAGAAAAGCAAATGGAAGAAATGCAGGAGTCACTGACTGAACTGTATGACGCAATACGTCGTATTGACTCAGGATTCCAAGCTATTCAAAATACGACTCTAGAACTAGAAGATAGTTACCAGGAGTTGATTCAGCTCTATGCTGACATCGTGGGCCCTAAAAATGTAGAAGTAAAATGGCTGGAATACTGCACTTTTGTTTCTATGATTCATGGCGAAGATGGCGAAGTAGAGATATCATTCACACCACCAGAAGACGGAGAAGACCTATAATGGCGAAACAAGACAACTATTTTTTGTTAGAAGCACTAGTACAAAGGCTAGAGGGCGAAGTAGCAGTGCATAAAGCAAACAGTCAAGTATATATGCAATCCTCAACGGGGATAGGCGAACATCCACAAGTTATCGAAGCTATTGAAATGGAAGTAGCAAAGCTCTCAGAAGCACAAGAAAAAATTGACACTATTGATAGGCATTTTCAGGTATGAACTACACAGAAGACCAAACTAAGTATATGATTGATGAATATACTGGTAAGCCAACTACTGATACGGTTGAGCGGTTGGCTTCAGAACTCGAGAAGAGTAAAAAATCTATTATCGGAAAGCTCAGCAGGGAAGGAGTGTATCGCCGCTCTGTCTACAAGACAAAATCAGGCGACCAACCTATAACCAAAGAAGAAATGGTGAGAGAGTTGGAAGACGCGCTAAGCTTAAATTTAGAAGCCTTAGCGGGGTTGGAGAAAGCCCCAAAGAATGTACTAAAACTGTTAAAGGACAACTTATGTATTACATAATTCTCGGGGCCGTAGCGGGGTTAGCAATTGGATATATTCAAGTGGAGTTAATGCAGTGCGCTATCTAAGAGAGCCTAATTTAGTTGGTACTTACTCTAATGAAAATAAACAGATTAAACTCTATGAACACTATGAGAACCACGGTGACGAAGAGATCAAGTTCTACAAATTAATCACAATTGAGAAAGATTTACAAAAGTATCCAACTCAAACAGGTGCAATACAACAAATAAAGCGGTTACTCGCTTAAAAAATTTAATCGCGATTGGGCGAAATTAGAACGGATTTTTAGTTAGGGTAGAATAAAGAATTGTTTAGCGCGGGGTTATTTGATTTATCCGGGAATTACAGAGTTGATTAAATTACATACTTTGTAAGGATAAATGCGGGGATTAGTTGTTACTTGATATCACTTTCAATAATCTTATGGGTTTGGAGATGGAATCTCCCTTAATTCCGATTCCACTCCAATCGCATAAAAATTTCAAACTATCTCGCAACAACGAGTAGTATGAAATCGTAAAACAATCTTATTGAGTATCAATTTTAATAAATTATATCACAGTTTTTGGCATAAGAAAAGTACTATTTTTCCCACGTCAGAAGTAAATAAATGTTGACTTCGTTAACACAAACCAAAAAAAGTTTTAGGAGAGATCATGTTAGTATACATTCCAACCTTTGAACCCAAGAATGGCGAGACAGAGGTAATTCAAATTCACGACTACGATACTTGGAGTATGGACCATACGTTATCTCGTATCATATACCCAATGCTAGTAAAATTCAAGGCAGAGGTAATGTCCTTTCCTACAACTCTAGAGCAGAGCGATGTTCCCGACTTTCTACAATTGAAAGAAGATTTGACGGAGGAAGAGGAGTTTGACATCTATGAAAAACAGTGGGCTTGGGTATTGAATGAAATGATCTATGCCTTTGACCTTTTTCGAAACGATTTCCAGGATGGCTATCCAAACTCTGAGGAAGACAAAAGAATGCAGAATGGTTTCGAATTATTTGGAAAATACTTTACACACCTTTGGAGGTAACAATGAACAAAGCAGTAGAAGACATACTCGACTACGCAGAGAGAATGGATCTCACAGCTCTAGAAGTATCAGTACTGAATCTAAAGCTACAGGATCTACGACGAGAGATAGAGCCTAAACTTGATCTTGCTCAAGCCATACATGAGCTGAAAGTAGATATGGATCAGTTTATTTATAAAGATGGAAAGTTTTTTGCTGGTGAAAAAGAATATCGGCAGATCATGCAAAACCTAGAGAACCTATTAAAAAGAATATATGGAGAAGTTTATGAGGGTTGAACAATACACAGAGAATGAAGATGGGTCAGCAACCTTAGTAGTTGATCTGACCCCAGAAGAGACTGCAGTGCTGCTTGAGAGTGCTATAATAGAGGCTATTAAAGAGTATATTGATAAGAAGGAAAGAGAGGCTCCGGCAGAGACTTCTAAACGAGGTAATTTACCGAGTAACTCTTTTGAACTGTAGATAGTTGACCGTTACGGTCGTATATAGTAGTAACATAGTGATCTTGATTAATTTTGTGTGTACCATCGCCTGCCTTCGAGACGGTGGTAACCACATCATGTTGAACTCTAGACGTATACCCCGCATTGCCCACTACAGGGGCAACAGCACTAATCTCCATTCTCTAACTCCCTTTCTTCTACTACTTCCCTCTTCACATATTGCATTCCCACAATATTCTCATGTTCGGCATAGGAAGCAGCTTCCATAATATCTTCAAAAAACAGTGGAGTATTATCTACTCCCGTAACGTAAGCCTGGGTTTCTAGATTAAAAAAGCTCCAGCCCTCTTTCTCTATAATGATACTTGCTGTCATTTTTTAAGTCCTCTTCTTCCATTCCACACCAATTGCATGGGTATTTCTTTTCAGTAGAAATTATATCCGCCTCACGCCTGCACCAGTGTTCCCAGAACTCTGATGCAGGAGGAAACCCATCATAGTATCCTAAGCCCATCTATTACCTCCAGGAGAAATCAATTTCACCAGAGAATACAATCCAAGAGGCATATAGGGTAATACCCCGAGAGTCAGCAAGTCGGTACTTTTCTAATTGCAGTGTAGGAAGAATCCATATTGTCCAAGCTCTTCCACTAAGGTCTCCAATGCCACCATCGAAGTTCACTCTTACATTATCAAACATCCAAAATCTCCTTTAAGTTAGGGGGAAAGTAATCTGGGCCTTTAAGAACTTTTCCATCATCACGATAGACTGGCCGTCCATCCTCCCCCAGCTTTGACATATTGCTTTCATGCACTTCGAGAAAGCATTCATCTAAATCAATTCCAAAAGCATGACCTGCTCCATAAACTACATAAAGTAGGTCGGTAAGTGCATCTGCTATCTCTATAATATCATCATTGTCGAAAGCCATTTTTAACTCTTCTAGCTCTTCGTCAATCAGATCATATCGTAGTTGCTGCGTTTGTGACTCTCGAAGGGTGGGTCCATCATGGACTTCTTGTCCGAAGGATTCCATAAAATCTCCCACTAATTCAAAGTTAGATTCTATTCTTGTTTTCATTCCTTTGCCTTTTCTGTTCTCGTATTCGCGCAGCTTGTTTTGCTTTATTGCGTTTAGCGCTCGGTTTTGTGTAGTGCTGTTTCTCTTTTAATTCTGATAGATCTTCTTTTGTGTTTCTTTTCAGAATTCTAAGGGCACTAGTTACATTGTTATTACGAACTGTTACTCTCATTAACAGTCCGGATCAAAATCAGACCATTCGTCCATTTCACTAGGTTCACGGTAGTAGTCATCGTCAAAATCAAGCTCTGGTACTTCCATTTCTAGTTCAAGTTGTTCAAATAGTTCTTCTGCGTTCAGTTTATTTCTGGGCATTATTATTCCTTTTAAATACCCAACCTCGGTCTCTTAAATACTTTGCTTGCTTCACACAGGCGTTATAGCTTCGGTCAGGAAATAATGTTTCTAAGCGATCTCTGTCGCTGCCACGGTAAGTTTCTGACAGTAGTACTCTTTCTTCGTGAGACCACGGTCGTTTGGTGTATTGTTTCATAGTTCTTCCAATTACAAGTATAATTATAGTAGATACAACTTCGAATGTCAAGTATTATTTTTATATGTCCCAAGCTAACCCACAAAAAATATTCCTTGACATTTTATTTGAATTCGATTATAATATCCGTTGAATCTGAATATAAGTAAAACCAAGTTGGCTAAGGAGCTTCTATATGCTTACCCCCGAAGTTATAATGTTGTTTTTTATTTGTGTTGCTGGGTGTGGGTATACCAGCTTCAAAATAGGACACCAAAAAGGCATTGAGGCAGCACTAGATTTTCTGCACGCCACTGGTAGAATTGATCTGGAAAAGGATGAGATATTTTATGAGTAAAGTAACAGGAACACATCTAGGCTGCTTGGTAATGATTGCTTATTTTGCATTACAGATTCTAAGGCCGGAGCACCTTATATAACGCCCAAGTGGAGACTGACGTGAAATACATTAAGTATATGATGGAAGATATTGCCTGCGACGGCATTCTATGTGACTTCATTGGTGCCATGATGGTACTATTTGGAACCTTAGGGGTAATTGCAGTAGCATGATCGGGGCGGGGTCTAACAGGCCCCGTTTTTAGTGGAAGAAAAAGATGGCTTTAGGATTTTTAAAAGAGCTGGTTGGACCAGTAAGTGGTCTAGTATCAGAATTTATTGTAGACAAGGATGAAGCAAACAGACTTGCTCATGAGATTGCGACCCTTGCAGAAAAACAGCATCATGCCGAAGTTATGGCACAGGTGGAAGTAAACAAAACAGAAGCAGCACACAAATCATTATTTGTAGCAGGCTGGCGTCCTGCGATTGGCTGGATCTGCGGCTTAGGTATGTTATCGAATTTTATTATAGTGCCTATGACTAACTTCGGATTGGCTCTTGCAGGAAGCCCTGTAGTGGTCCCTCTAATAGAATTAGAAACAATGATGCCAGTATTATTAGGCATGTTAGGGCTTGGTGGAATGCGTTCATATGAAAAGGCAAAAGGAATTGCCAGAGAAAAATGAAGCGGAGAACATTAATGAGACTAAAAGAAAAATTATATAAACAGGAACAGGATTTGTTAAATCAAAGAGAAGTAATCAAGAACCAAGAGAAGCGAATAGCTCAAATGATGGAGGCGGAGACACCCTTATTTAAAGATGTTTGCCCCAACTGTGGCGGGGAAGGGTGTACTTGTGCTAGATGGGATTGGTATGGAGAAGCGGATGGTATTAACCACAACGTATAGAAAACTTTATAAAGTTATGAAATCCGTAAGGATTTATAAAGTTTGGAACAAGCAAGAAAAGATACGAAAGGAGCAGAAGGCAAATGAACACAGACAAAGTGTACGAACGGCGTAAGATTGACGAAGGAGTTAAATATGAGATTTACAGGGACCATTTGGGGTATCCTACTTTTGGAGTCGGGCATTTAGTAACTCGCGATGACGAGGAATACGGGCAAGAAATCGGAACGCAGGTTAGCGCCGAACGAGTACAGTCAGCATTTATGAACGATTTACATACTGCTGTGCGCGAGTGTCTGATTCTATATCGAGAGTCGTATTTTGACGAGTGGCCTAACGAAGTGCAAGAGATTCTAGTAAATATGATGTTTAACTTAGGTCGGCCTAGGTTGTCAAAGTTTAAAAAGATGCACGCAGCCCTCAATAATGAGGATTGGTGCGAGGCAGCAAAGGAGGGAAGGGATTCTCTTTGGTACCGACAAGTGCCGACACGGGCCGAAAGACTCATGAAAAGATTAGAGGCGGTATAGTGGAAAAGATATTACAGTTTTTTATGAAGGGCTTCTATTCCTGGGAGTCAATTATGGACCTAAAGTATAACCCACTTAGATTTATTGGAGACATTAGTTTGCAATGTTACTATATGATGGTTCTTTCTATTGTATGGTCAGCTACATTTAGTGCTCTGATTGCTGGTTGGGCGGGGTTGCTGCCTCTAATATTCGGGCATATCGCTGCAGTCTTTGCAACATATTTTACTTATTCTGTATTCTATGACGCACGAAAAGCCGGCAAAAGCTGGTTTATTGATGCAAATAGCATTTATATGCTTAAAAAGAATAAAGACTCACGAAGAAATATTTGCCAATGGAAACTAGACGTTGAGGCGTAGTTATGTATTTCTATGAAGAGGAATATACCATCAATAATGGTATAGGAGTGTTTCCCAGTATAATCTCTAAAGAAGATTGTCAATCAATTATTGATTTTTTTGAGGAGGCTGTCGAAGAGGGTTTGGGGCACGTAGGCTCTGTACATGGGGGGCCGGATACAAGTGTAAAAGATTCTATAGATCTTCAACTTATGCTGGATTCTGGTCTATTTAGTAAAAACTTTAAGTTTGCTTATAGACCAGAAAAGCAACTAAAGCTGGTTAACCTTATTTTAAATGCTATGCACGTTAGTTGCAATTTATATTGCGAATATTTATCTAATAGTCTGAAGATAGTCAATCCTCTTAGTGTCGGCCCTGCGCTAAACCTAACTTCTTGTCAGGTACAAAAGTATCCTGAAGGCTCCTTGGGATACCCAGGATTACATATAGAGGCCTCTCCGTTTACCACAACTAGATTTCTTGCTCCTCTTTTATATTTAAACACAATTAAAGACGGAGGAGAAACAGAGGTACCGTATTTTGATACAAAAGTAAAGGCGATAGCGGGAACAATATTGGTACTACCCTGCGATATTCCCTACTATCATAGAGGCCTTCCTGCTATTAATCAAGATAAATATGTAGTAACAAGCTGGCTGGAATATCCTTCCGAGAACCAACTAACTACTGATGCTATGAAGCACATAGAGGAGATTGAAAGAGAGTATTTGATTGCAAGAAAAAAGATAGATACTCTAACTGAAAATAACTCTTGACATATTAACCTACAGGTGTCATAATACACACTATGAATATTTTTGTACTTGACGAAGATTTAGATAAATGTGCAGAGTACCATGTTGACAAGCATATCGTCAAGATGCCTCTAGAAGCAGCACAAATGCTCTGCACAAACCACTGGATAGATAAATATCTTGGATACATTCCCCGAAAGCTTACTAGCGAAGAGTGGGCGGTTATCAAGGAAGCAAAGAAAAATCCTGTTAGGGACTTTCCTTATCTTCCCACTATGTACAACCATCCATGCACAATCTGGGCCCGAGCTTCCCTCGAAAACTACGAATGGCTTTACTGCTACGCACTTGCTCTCAACGAAGAGTACAGATACCGATATGGTAAAGACCATAAGTCCGTGTGTGAAGTCATTATCCAACTACCTGATATCAGTCTACCCAGTACCGGTCTTACCACCTTTGCGCAAGCTATGCCAGACGAACTCAAGTCTGACGACGCCATTGCCAGCTACAGAGCCTTCTATCACAAGGATAAGGCCACATTTGCTAGCTGGAAATATCGTGAAAAGCCAGAGTGGTGGGATGAAACAGAAGCAGACTACAAGGAAAGAATAACAAGATGAGATCAGTAATAATAATTTCCCTCGTTATAGCGGGGTGTTTTGGTTGTACTAATTCAAACATATATAGCAGAGCAGCAGCACTGCCAGCAACAGCTCCCGAGTATTTGGAAAACAATATCGACATTCACTGTTCAGACACAAATGAATACACACGGGAGTGCCGTACCTAATGACAGCAAAACTTATTAGTTCATCAAGTCAATGCGTTGTAGAAGACATTGCCTTTGCAGCGAGAGTATCAAATCCTTCTAACCAGAATAATAGTGATACCGCAGAAAAATTAGTACGATATCTGATTCGAGAAGGCCACTGGTCTCCTCTAGAAATGGTATCTGCTACCATTGAAATTGAAACAACGCGAGACATTGCACGACAAATGCTGCGTCATCGTTCTTTCTCCTTTCAGGAGTTTAGTCAGCGATATGCTATGCCTGAAGCCTTGGGTGTTCCTGTTTTCCGTGAAGCTCGGGGTCAAGATCCTAAGAATCGACAGAATTCTGTACGACTTGAGGACGGACCAATCCATGCTGAGTGGTTAGTAAAGCAACGAAATGCTTGGGAGGCTGCTCGTACTGCCTACGATTGGGCAATCAAGCAGGGTATTGCTAAAGAGCAAGCTCGTGCTGTCATGCCCGAAGGAATAACTCCTTCACGACTATATATGG